TGACGCCGCCGAGATAGACACATCCGAAGCCGGATCCCCCACTACTGCTCACACTGCCCACGCCGCCAACGGTCGTGACGTTCCCGACTGATACGCCAGCCGCAACGCTCTGAATCGTGGTGCGCCACAAGTCCATGCGGCTGCCCTGGAACACAGTGGCCTCACTGCCGCTGAACGAGTACACCCACCATTCGTCCGTCGAAAGCGTGATCGTCACCGGACCGATGTTGTAGACGGAGTCGATCGGAGGCGCCGTGAGGTCGATGGTGAGGGCCTGACCGGGCCGCCAGCCGTGGTCGAGCGATTCAATCTTGACAGTCTCAGGGGCTTGCCCCACCTCTGAGAGCAAGTCACCGGCCGCTAGAAGGCCTCTGGTGTAGTTGGTGATGGTGACGTCCTGGCGCGTTTCTGTCAGCACTGGTGCGTCACCCGTTGAGGCCTCCACCTTGAACGGGAACTGCGCGAGGTAGCCTTCAAAGCCTGGAAACGCCGCTGTCGGACCGAGCGTCAGGATCGTCCCGTCGGCCGGCGTGCCGTACGTGCCAACAGACAACGTCGACGTCGCGAGATCGAACTCGAACCACCCGCCCGGGCCCACCGGCGCCAGGAACTCCTCGCCGTCGTTGACATAGACCAAGGACGGGGCCGCCGCAGCGGGAATCGAGGTCTGCCAAGACGTTTGAACGCCATCCGCCTCCCATGACTGTGTCGCGATCGCGTTGCCGGTCGGACCGCACCAGAGAACGACTCGGTTCGAGGGCGGCGTATCGGAGTCGTCCGTCTCGATTGAGCGGCAGTGCGTGTTCTCGTCGTTGATGACGTACGGCGCGGCTTCAGTGCCAGGCGCCATGAGCCGCAGAGCCTTTTCGGCCGACAGTCGCGCAATCCAACCGGGCCCGTGCTTCGCGCCTAGCTTCAACGCGTTCGTGGCCGTGCCCGTGTACTTGAATGGCGGGATGTTTTCCCCGGTGGCCTGGTCCTCATCGACCGTGATGCCATACCCGATGGGCAGTTGGGCGACGACGTCAGTGACGAGTTGACCAATGGACACCGGCTCCGTGTACTCGAGCACGACCTCGGTCCGGTCGAGGAAGTACCAGTAGTCGAGACACGTCACGTCGGTCGAATAACTTGACGTCCCCTTACCCTTCGTCTTCCGCCTGAACACAAACCCGTTGAAGATTTTTGTCGTGCCATCCTGCGCGTAGGCGATCGCCGGCAGGAATCTCGCTGGCTTGTAGTTCGCGTCCCAGCGCGTTGTGAACTTCATCGTCGACCGCTCATTCGCCGTGAGCGTGATGACGACCTTCTTCTTGACGTCGATCAGCGACTTCTTCGAGACGTCATCAATCTTGAGGTCCCAGGGCATGGCTTACCCGATCCCCCGGTCGTGCAGACTGACAATTACTGCGTCGGCGATTGCGTCGATGTCGCTGTCGTCTCGCACGGAGAGCGGGCCGGTGAAGGTCACATTGACCGACGTGCCTCCAGACTCTGGAGCCCCGTACGGCACGACCTTCTCCCAGCCGTGCAACATGACCCTTGTGCCGGCGCCGAAGTACTCGTAGCCGTTCGTGCCATTGGCGTAGCCGGGCAGACCGGAATCCTCTGACGGGTTGCCGTAGCGGTCCACGTGCGGCCGCACATTGACGTCGAAGTCTGTCGGGATGCCGTTGAGGGCACGCTCCGCGGCTGCCGCGCCCTCTGCCGCCGCCTGCGACAGTCGGTCGGCGAAGACCGTCTGGAACATGTCGGCGATGCGCTCGAGCGCGGCGACCATGCGGTCCTCGGTGGACCGGAACCGGTCGCCCACGGTGCCCGCCGCCTCAGCCTGAGCGAGCAGCTCGGCTGTCGTCTCATCGAGGGCATACTTGCCGTCCTGCACGAGCTCCCAGATCCGCTGCAGGTCGGCCTGCATCGCCCCGTTGACGTCGGCCGCCGTTGCGCCAGTGGCGAGCAAGGCGTCACGCTGCGCCATGATCTCGCCGACCATGCCCGAGAACGTCTCCTGGGTGAGGAACCCGGAGTTGTACATGGCCGTGAGCGCCGCGGTGCCGTGGTTGATGGCTTCCAGGAGGGGTCCGGACACTTCGCCGGTGGCCAGGCCGGCCATGGACACGAGTTGACCGAACGCATCGCTGCCGGCAAGACCGGAGGCTTCCATCGCCTGGTGCAGCTGGTCGATCGTCGGCTGCAGGTCCCGAAGTCCCGCGGCCGTCCCGTCCCACGCCGCGAGCACGATGGCGGCCATGGACGACGCGCCCCCGGCGGTCAACTGCACGACGCCGGTGACCTTCTCTGCTTGGCCTTCGAGGTCCTCGAGCTGCCGTTCGAGTTCGTCCCGGAGGTCGTCGTCTGCGTCTTCCAGGGCCGTCCTGACGGCCGCCATCTGGTCTTCGATGCGCGACCGTGCGGACGCCGTGGCGGCACGGCTCAGGGCGTCCAGCATCGAACCGACGGCGCCGCCGGCGGCCTGCACCTGCTCGAGGGCAAATGCCTGCACGCTGGCATCGCCAGCCATGGCATCCCGAAACCGAATCAGCTCCGCGGACGCGAGGCCTCCGGTCGCGCTGATCCGCTCCATCTCGGCATGAACAGCCTTCAGGCGCGTTTCGAGCTCGCGCGCGGACTTCTCGAACGCCGCGGCTCCCCTCGGTCCCTGGTGGAGCCATCCGGCCGCCACGTCTGTGCCGAGAGCCCGGTCGAGGTCGCCGATGGCGGCGAAGCTGCCGTACGTCTCGATGAGACCGTCGCGCATCTTGGAGATTTCGGCGTTCGCGGCGAGCAGTTCCTGTTTGCCCTTGGAGTCACCGAACAGGCCACCCACGAACTTGCCCAGGGCCCCTCCGGCCAGGGCGCCAAGGGGTCCGAGGAACCCGCCGACGGCCTTGCCGAACGTGCCTCCAATCGAGGTCGCCAGCTGCTCGCCGAGGTCCTTCCCAAGGCCCCCACCGAGACTCGCGCCGATGGCCTGCCCGACGTCACCACCGCCCTGGATGGCCCCGACGATCGTGGCGCCGAGGTTCGTCCAGGCCTGACTCAGTTCGCTGATTTTTTTCTTCTGGGTGTCGGTGCCGGTGATGACCTTGCCGGTCAGCAAGTCGATCTCAGTGCGCACCCCAGGCAGGAACTGCAGCGGCAGGCCGAGCACGTCGTTCCGCGGCGTTAGCGAGGCGAAGAACTCCTCGGCGCTCTGGCCAGCGATGGGGAGCGTCTGCACCAGGCCAAGCAGGCTGGACTGCACCCGGGCATTCCACGCGACGAACATCTCGCCGGCGGGCTTCGCGTCATCGAGCGTTGTGATGACACCGCGCAGGGCCGGCGTGAGTGTGCCCCCTTCGCGCTGAAGGCGAGACGCGGCGCCGACGACTGTCATCAGCGCATCGAAGGACAGGTTGGACGCGCCACCGAGTTCCTTGAGCGCGATGTCCCACTTCTTGATTTCGGCATCCGCCGCCGCGCCGGTCAGCGAGGCCTTGAGGCTGTCGATTTCCTCTCGGAGCTTCTTCAGGGCGTCCTTCTGTGCCTCGGTCAGGATGGTGGCTTTGATGGTCTCGGCCGTCTGCTTCGCCTGTGCCTCCGCAGCGGTGCCCAGGGTGATGGAGAGCCCCTGATTCATGCCCGAGAGGTCACCAAGGCCTTTGGAGCCGACGTACACCGCGTTGTTCGTCCGCTCCATCGCCTCCAGCAGCCGCTTCTGCTCGGCCGCCGTCAGAGGCGTCGTCTGATTCCAGAGCTCCTGGACCGTCCGCTGATCCTCGAACGCTTGGATGTTCCGGCGAGCCGCCGCGGTCGAGTTGTCGAGCTCGGTCGTGAGCACGGCGGCCGCCGCAGCGATCGCCGCCAGCGTCAACACGACCGGGTTCGCGGCCAGCACGACGAACGCCCCGCTCAGTCCGGTGACGACGGGGATCAGCGCTGCCCCGGCACTCGCCATGGCGCCCAGGGTCAACAGCAGCGGTCCAGCGGCCGCGAGCACACCGCCGATGACCACAGCAGCGGTTTTGAGGGGACCCGGGAGGTCTGCAAAGCCCTTGGCCAGATCCAGGACGCCGCTCACCATGGGGCGAATCGCCCGCCCCGCCTCGGCGACAACTGGCAGCAGGACGTCGCCCAGCTGCTGCAGCGCGACGACCATCTCCTGCTTGAAGGTCTCCCAAGAGTGACCGGCGGCGTTGACGCCCTCGGTCTGCTCTTTGAACGCGACGGCCGTGGTTCCGGCCGCCTCGCGCATGGCGGCGATCTTCTCGGTGAAGGTGGCCGCCTGGCCGCCGCTCGCGGCGAGGGCGAGTGTCTGCCCCTCGATCGACGACAGGTATTCCTGCAGCGGCGCGCCGGCGGCCTCGGCCTCGGCGACGACCTTCTGAATGACCCCCTGCAGGCCGAACTGCTCGATCGCTGCGGTGCCGCTCGATACGCCGAGCTTGCCGAACAGCGCCTGCATCTCGTCGGTCGGCGCCATCAGCGACTGGAGCACGCCGCGCAGCTGCGTGGAGACCTCGGCGGCGCCGCCGGTGACGCCGGTGAACGTCGCCATGACGCCGAAGAGCTCTTCCTGGCTGACCTTCAGGGCTGCCGAGAGTGGCGTCACGCGGCCGATGCTTGCAGCCAGCTCCGGGAACGTGGTCTGGCCGAGGCGAACGGTCAGCAGGGCGAGGTCGGAGGCCTGCGCCACCGCTGCGGCGGACGTGTCGCCGTAACCCTTCGTAACGGCTGACGTGAGGTTGATGGCGTCGGTCGTCGTCGCCAGGCCAGCCGCGGCCGCGCGCGCGTTCGTGTCGAGGATGGCAACGGTGTCTGCCGTGTCACCGAACGCCGAAATGACGTTGTAGAGACCATCCGACAGATCGGCGGTACTCTTCCCGGTCTCAATCGCCATCGATTGGACCGAGGCCTTCAGCTCGTTGATGCGCTGCGTGCTGCCGGGAATCAGCGAGGCAACGTTCGCCATGGACCGATTGAGGTCCGTGGCCATCTTCATGCCGGCCAGGCCGACACCCGCCAGCGCGAGCGAGAGCGGGGCGACCGCCTGCCCCATCGTGAGCAGGTCACCACCGGTTTTTCCCAGACCGGCGCTGACGCGACCAAGCACGGGCGTCAGCTCATCCCGCAGCCGCAGGATGGCTTCGATGACGCCCGCGTTGATCACTACTCCGCTCACTCAACTACCCCACGCCGCTCGCGCGTTTACGGGCCTGCAGGGCCTCCCGCTCGCGTTCGGCGTGGAGGTCGGCCACCATCTGAGTCAACCGGTCTCGCGACAACTTCGACTCGTCGTGCCCGTCGTCGAAGTTCTTCTTCACCTCGCGATAGGCGTCTGCTGCGGCTCGAAGGAACGCCATCTCCTGCAAGGCCTCGAACCCGACCAGCTGGATTTCCCGATCCGCCTCGGAGGGCTTCAGGTCGTACATCCGACAGACCTGGCAGACCCTCCAGAGCGGTTCCGTATCCGGGCCTTCCCCCTCTAGGTGCTTGAGGAAGGCGCGGAGGCGTTTTTTACGTTGTCCGCCGTGGGCACCGAGAGCGCGAAGACGGCGCGAGCGATGTGTTCCTTGAGCTCCGATTCGAGGTCGAGGACGGTCTCGTCGCTGACCGAGATCGGCTTGCCCTCGTCGTCGGTGAAGCTCCAGTTCACGATGCCGCGCTTGCAGAGCGTGTCTCGGTCAAACGCGAGGTACGGATCCGCGGCGACCTTTGCCTGCGCTGCCGACCGAGAGGCCTCGGCTTTGGCCACCGTCTCTGGATCCAGCTTCACGGCCTTGTTCGTGAAGGTGTCGATCAGTTGCGCGACCTCCATGCCGCCGAGCTCCTGCAGCGTCTTGACCTGCTTGGTCAGCACGGCCGTTCTCGCCTCCTCGACGCGCTCATCGCGCAGCTTTCGAATGATCACGAAGTCATCAGGAAACCCGGGCAGGTCCCTGAGCGTGCGCGTGTTGAACGACACGAACGCGGACTTCTTCTTCGGCGTGTCGTCGGTGGTCTCGGTCTTCTTCATCTGTCGCTCCTGCGAGAAAGCGACGGAGGGGGCACGGCCACCATGGCCGTGCGTACCCCGTCGCTGAGTCAAGGTGTGGAGGTCGGTGGTTACGCCTCGGTCACGGCGCCCGTCGGTTCGAGGGTCACCTCGTACCGGGTCAGCGCACGCGCCCCGGGGATGCGGCGGTACTTCTTGATCCAGGTCTCGACACTCGAGGACTTGGAGCCGCCGTAGGTCAGCGCAAACGTGCGCGTCGAGTCGGACGGACCGTCCACGACGTCGTTGAAGATCGCGTCGGGGCCCGTGTCGGCCGTGTCGTCATACAGACCACCGAGGACGATGTCCCCGACCATGCGCACGCCGGTCGCCTTCGACGTCTTCCACGCCGAACCGAACGCGGTGGTCTCTTCCATCGCGGCTTCCTTGTCGAAGCCGTTGATGGTGAGGATGTACGCCGTCATCACAACGGGCGTACCGGTCGAGTCGTCGAACGAAATGGCGATGTTGGAAGGACCGTAATTGGCCATGAGCTGCTCTCCTGTCGCTGCGTCTTCACCAGCGGTGGACCAGGAGGCCGCGACCAGGCGCGGCGAGCTCGTCTCAACCGAACACGAACCGAACGTCTACCCTACGTACCCGCCTTCGCGCCTGGCCCAGTGCTCCAGGCGCCGGCGCAATCCTCGCGAGAGGCGCAAGACGGTTTCTGCGTCGTCTCGCTCCTCCCGGTGTGAGGCAGCGCGCGCCGCGGCCTGCGCGTGCTCCTCGATGTCACGTGCCGACTCTGCGGCACGGTCGATCCACTCCGGTCTACCCACGGGCAAAGGCCACCACCGGCGTGATGCTCGGCCCGCTGCCGGACCCCGTGTAGGCGCAGGCTACGGACAGATGACGGTTGACCGTGCCAGACACGGCTACGCGCTGCGCAGCTGGCGCGGCGGTGACTGCCGTGAAGGTCAGCAGGTCAGCCCACACCGAGTTGTCGACCGAGTGGCGCACCTTCACGACGGCGTTGGTGTAGCCGCCCAGCGTCAACGCGTTGACCTGAAGCTGCCCGGCGCCGCCGTTGGTCGTGGCTGCACCGTGATCCACCGATTCCCCCTCGGTGTTCCAGGAACTGCCCGTCTCGGCGGCCAGGTCGTGCAGGATGACGCCCTCGTCTTTCGCGCCGCTGACGGTGAACTCCGCGTTGACCCGGTGGAGTTGTGGTCGTGACATCCCACGGCGGTACTTCGCCCCGAAGGCGCCGGCCAGGCCGGTGCACTTCTTCCCGATCGCGCCACCCTGGAAGCCGTAGAGAACGACCTGTGCGACCTGCTGATTCCCCTCGACCGCCTTGTGGATGCCGTCCAGTTCGTCGTCGAACAATCCCTCCATCACGAGCGAGGCCGAGCGGATACCGTTGCCCTTGCTGCTCTTCCACTGGTGCTGGGGACCGACGCCGGTCGTGTCGTCGGTCTCTCCCTCGGTGCCATCCTCGAAGCGATAGATGACACCGTCGAGCAGGTTGCGGCCGCCGACGAGGAGGAACGGAACGCTCTGTGGTGCGTGATTCATGCGCTACTCCTTCTTCGCCCGACCACGCCCCTTGCGCGACCTGCTGGGCTGCTCTGGCACAGGGTCGGCCTCAGGTTCGGCCACAGGGTCGGTCTCCTGTGATTCAACTGGTTCGATGTAGCCCTGACGGAGGAGCCACTCGACCGACGCCTCAGGCAGGTCTGAGACCTCATCGCCCGGGTTGACGTGTCGAAAGGCGCCGGCCTCAGCGGCCTCAGCCCTTGCCCTGGCGGCCGCTTCGCGCCCCTGCTGGCCAGCGGCACGCAGACGCGCATCCCACGCGGGGTCGGCGCAATACGACAGCGTCCCCACGGGTCGGTTGTCGGCGTCAGTCTCGCGAATGCGGTAGGTCATGAACGTCTCCCCTGGCCGAACTTGAAGCCACACGCGCCACAGATTTCGTTGAACGTCGAACCGAAGCCGTTCGACTGGATGCGCTGCTTGGCCGGGGCCTCGCAGCTCGGGCACGGCGCGTTCTTCGGCAACGTCGGCGCGTCAGCGTCGGTCAGAACCACACCGGTGCCCGCCTCCTGCTCCTCGACGGTCAACCGGACCCGCTGGCTCTCGCTTGAGTGGTGATGTCCGTTCATGACGTCCTCGATGGGTCTTTGTCGACCTGAAAGTTGCACGCGAGACGTGGGCGGTCTCCGTTGTCATCCGCGAGCGGCACGACACCTCCGAGCGACGTGACGAACTCCCACTTCGTGCCCGAAAGGGTCTGCGCCTGTATCGTGGCCATGGCCTGCCGAATGCGCTCCAGCTGCAGGCGCGGCGTGTCGTAGTCGTCGGCGGCGCCGCGGCACACGACCTGGATGCGCGGGTGCTCGGTCTTGATGCCAGGCACGCCAAACCCGGCTTCGTCCGGCGGGCCCTGATACTCGTAGAGCGTCGTCATGACGTCCGGCGTGTGCGGCATCTTCGTCCGGCTGAGGTTGGCCGACGTCAGGCCGATATCCGCCGCGAGCAAGAACGCCTCGAGTTCCTGGAGGGTGCTGCTGGCCGCCATTACAGCTCCATCCGATCGCTGATGCGACCCGCGAGTCCCGGGATCGCCTCCAGGACGGCTGACTCGAGGTACTTCGCGCCGCCAACCTTGTGCGCCGCCTCCAGGTCTTCGTGGACGTGGATCGCGTACGGGGCTGCCGGCCCACCGAAACCGAGTGTCACCTCGACGTCCCCTCCGAAGCCGCCGGCACTGATGGACGGCTGCGAGACGACCCCGCTGTTGCGCAGCGCCCCCGTGTCGACCGGCGTGCGGAGCTTTGCCTCGGTCATGATGAGTTCGCCCTCGACGTACAGGGCATCCCCGGTGTGGCGCACCGCCTTCTCCCCGATCGCGTTGATGGCCGAGATGACCGACTCGAGTCCGGTGATTTCGATCACGCCGGCCTCGCTTCCAGCCGGCGCAGGATCGCCATGCACCTGGTGCGGCGGTCATCGTCCGGCATCTTCGTCGTGCACAGGCCGACAATCTCGCGCATAGCGAGTTCGGCCGTGATGGTGAACACGAAGTGCGGGCCCCGCCGCATGAATAGGCGACCGGAGCCCGCGACGGTGTTCGTCAGGTACTCGCCGACCGCCACCTGGTTGACTGCCTGGAGGGAGTTGCAGACGAGCTCGATGAGACGCTTGGCGTCGTCATGCACGGTGGCTTTCGAGTTCGTGTGCGTCGTCACTTCTTCTCTCCCAGGTAGACCTCAGTCAGATACCGGCTGCCGTTCGGATCCTTCGGGCCCGCCACGTCGATCACCCGAGCGACCGTCCCGTCCGCGAACACGACGACGTCGGTGTCGGGGTTGAAGTCCACGGGACGCGGAAACACGAGCCGACCGCTCGGCACCACCTCGACCCCACCGACGACTCGAGGTCGGAACAGCCGCTCCTCGAACACGGCGCCCATCGTGGTGTCCGTGTATGCGGTCGGCTTCTGGGCGCTGTTGCGCTCGGTCACTCGCCGCCGAATCACCGACACCTGCAGCTCGTTGGTCAACCCGTCGGCCAGTGCCGTCATGTCGCGAACCAGCTGCGCGAGACTCACGCCCGTCCTCCTATCCGCGTTCGAGCTTCACGGAGCCACCGCCGCCGCGCTGCTTCAACGTCCCGAGGTGCGACACCAGGTAGAACACCGCGTCAGGAACCGGCCGGCCCTGCGCCCCTTGGAAGTCGAACTTCAGCGGGCCGACGGTCATGCTCGTGATGCCCTGTGCCTCCACCGCCGAGTCCGCCGTGCGGTCGCTGGCGAG